CACGATTCGCTGCATGTTCCCAGGCACGTGTTGGCTGCGATCCAGATAAGGGATCCCAACTACATGTACTGGGCACTTCGATCGCAGATACCCGGCAAGTCTGGAATGGTTGTTGAGATGGTGGAGTCGCCTGAGGAATTTATCCAGAAGGCAGAGGCTTACTATCCCTACTGCAACAAGACCATCGCAGATCTATGCGTGTATCCATTGAGTGCGAAACACTGGTCGGTTCTGGCTATGAAGGGATGTTCCCTGAGCAAGAATCCCCCGGAGATTTCTAACATTCGATGCGTGTCGGCGAAGGGAGAGGCGGGCCTTGGCTCGCTGAAGATTCGTCCAACGATCAGACACCTTCCCGTCTTTGTCTCTTACTCTGGAAGTACCAAGGAAGGCCACAGTGGAGCACCATATACGCCTTTCCCCAATCCCAAGAACGAAGTTAAGGTCTATGGGATGCATTTGGGCCACAGTAAGGACAACAAGCTCAATTATGGAATTTCTGCCTCAGCTCTCCTCCTCAATATCGATCTGGACTATGCTCGAAAACAGCGACTAGCCCGGACCGACTTGGAGAGCCTGGATTACTCACCGCAGTATCTATTGCAGAAACTCTATGAGGCTATGGACGACGAAAGGAAGGCGTATCGATGCTACAAGCGTGGAATGGATGGGCCAGGAGGCTGGGAATCGGATGGCTATGTCTTCGCCAGTGCAGACGGAACCGACCTCATTCATCTTGGGCACATCAGCCCGGAGTTTGAGGACGACGACGGTTTCCCAAAATGGGTCCCGAAGGGATGTCGCATTGAAGATGACATGGTGGATTACGACGAGAGGGACATTCGAGAAGACTATGAGTGGATGGGTCCGCTGCGACAGAAGGTGAAGCAGGGAAAGGCCCGGAACGCCCGCCTCGACCAAGAGGAATTCTTTGGAGGAGGTTACAATCCTGAGGAAGGCTACTACGAGGCCGACCAACATCCGGATACACTCATCCTAACGGGAACAGTCGTCAACGTGGATGCCCGGAACGAGGAGCGCAGAAAGAAGAGCGCGGAGAAGGACAAAGAGAGAGATGGATTGATTGCCCGAGTCGGTTTGAGTGGCTTCAAAGATGTTACTGAGAAGCTCTCACCACCGAAACCCGGAAAATCCACTCTTTCAAGGGAGAAAGGAGACTTCGAACTGGATGATCAGGAGTGCAAACGAATTTTCGGATGCACTGTCGAAGACGCTCTGCCTCTCTATGGACTTCCTCCAACTGACTCAAATGTGGAACTCCGCTCGATGGTGGCTCACTTGGAGGAGTACACGGCTAAGGCCCACTCCAACATGATTGAGCCGACGCCGGAGGAGATGAAGCAGATTGTCTCAGCCTACAGGAATCTGATGCGGAAGGCCATGCCAATGATGCAGGTCCCAGAGGATTTCCTGGAGAAGGGTCAATATGGACGAGTCATGGATGCCTTCGAAGCCAAAGATTATGAGAAGAGTGCTGGAAGTGGTCCCTGGGATTCCGGAGCCACAAACGGAGAAGTGCTCGGCGTCAAGAAGCTGAGCGAGGCCGGATTCTACAAGGCCGATCCCCAACACTTGGAATCTCTTTGGGAACATTGCCACCGGAAGGAGACGCAGTGTATCGAAGGACTCGAGCCCGACAACTATGCGCTCAAAGTGTTCGTCAAGGATGAATATCACAAGATGTCTAAGATCGTCCAAGACCGTATCCGCCTCATCCAAGCTCCTTCTCTCATCGATCGCGTGATTGATTCGAGGGTCTTCGAGTGGCCCATCGATGGAATCAAGACCACCGATCCGAAACCCATCATCTACGGATGGAATGTCACTCAGCAGCTAGCTGTGAAGATGTTCCAGGAGAAGTTGGGGAATAAGAAGAGGAAGGTCGTCGCCGGAGACAAAGCCGCTTGGGATTGGACAATGCCAGGATGGCTCGTCCAAGCGGATTATGAGGAGCGCCTGAAACATCTTCAGGACTGCAAGTGTCCAGCTGAGAAGATCGAGAAGTGGAAGAAGATTGTTCAGATCCGCTACTATCAACTATATCGAGTGGTGGTGGACCAGAGCATGAAGACTCCTCAACTCGGACCGGTGTGGCATCTATCCAGCTGCAATCGCATGCTGGAACAGATGATCCCCGGAATTCAGAAGTCTGGATGCAAGATGACATACTGGCTCAACTCAGTCTGTCAACTCAATCTCCACTATCTGGCGAAGCTCCGTGCGGGAGTGAAGGAAGAAGTGAAGATCTTCTGCATGGGAGATGATACCATCCAACAAGCATTCACAAGCGAGGAAGATGAGAAGAGATACTGGGAGGAGATGGAGAAGTTGGGAGTTTTGGTGAAGGCGACAGACTATTCGGAGCCCGGACAAGAGTTCACCTTTGGAGGAGTCACGATGGGCATCAAGTGGAAGAAGACTGGAGAGGTGGTGGATATCTACGTTCCGGCGTACATGACACAACATCTCAACAGTCTCTATCATCTGAAGAAGGAAGTCGCAGCATCGACATACCAGAACTTCGCTCATCTCTACGTCTGGACTAATGGCTTCGATCTGTTGAATCGGGAGGCCGTGAAACGTGGCGCCCCGGAGACTCTCAAAACAGAACTCCGCGTCCGTGCTCTGTGTGAGCCCGAAGAGTGGAGCGACATTATTCAAGGGATCCATTCCAATGATCCCAACTTCAAGCTCTACGGTAGCCAACCCAAGGAGGTGAGCGCCGCCAATCCGCCTCAGATGACGGGCTAAGTCATCAACCTCACGTGGGAGGTTAAACCACATCCACCCCGAAACAGAATAGTTAATACGAAATGTGTAGGGTTGGGCGCTCGCAGGCGTT